GTCGTTGATCGCGTCGACCATCGGATCGATCTGGTCGTCGTGCATGTGCGTGTCGTCAGGCGTGAAGGCGTCGCACTCCTGTGTGAAGTCCGACACCCAGGGGGCGTCCTCTGGCACGAAGACCAGGCCGCTGTCGATGTAGCTCACGACGTCCATGACGCGCGTGAGTTTGTCCTTCTCCCGCTCGATGCCCTCGATGGGGATGTGCCCGCTGGCCTGGATGTCCTGAATGAGGCCGGTCCCGCTGGACTTGTCCTCAACCCACATCTTCACCAGGTGCGAGCCATGCGGTCCGCCCCATACCAGGTGCTTGTTCCAGAAGTCGATGGCCTGCCGCTTAAGGTCTGGAGCCGTCCACTTGCCGCGCAGCAGGTCCAGCAGGTAGATGCGGCCATCCTTGCCACGACCCCAGCACTCGAAGACGCTGTAGTCGTTGCGCTCGCCCGTCTTCTGCGCCGTGTCGGCGTAGATGACCCGGTACATGAGCTCGGGCACCACGGTGTAGCGGCCGAACTTGGCGGACTGGATGATGCCTCCGCCCAGAGGCGTGGGACGCTGCTGGTACTGGCCGGTGAAGACGAAGCGGTCTTTCTGCTCCAGCTCCAGCAGGTCGGCCAGCGGCTCCTTGTAGGGCCAGTACGAAAAGCGCCCGTCCGCGTCGCGCTCGGATGCGTCAATGCCTGCCTGGTACTTCTCGGCCAGGGCCTCGACATAGTCGTCGTCAATCAGCGCAGGGATCTCGATGAATTCCCACTCGCCCGGCATCTGGCCGGACTTGATGAAGCCCGTCGGGTCCTCTTCAGCCAGCCGCTGCATGATCACGATGATCGGCGTGTCGGGGTTGGCCTTTCGGCTCTTGACCGTGGACACCAGCTTGCGGTTAGCCTTGTCGCGCTGCGTCTTGCTGTAAGCGTCCTCCACCTTCAACGGGTCGTCGATGATGATCGCGCCCTGAAAGCCCGGCGCCATGTGGCCGGCACGGAAGCCCGTGATCTGGCCGCCCAGCGAGACGGCGTACACACCGCCCACCTTCCGGCCGTCTTGAACGACGTTCCAGCGCTTCTTGCTCTTGGCGTCGTCGGCGATGGCCAGAGGCCAGAGTGCCGGGAACTCATCCGACTGGACGATGTCCCGGGCTGTCTGGCTGTTGAGCAGGGCCAGGTCGTCGGAGTAGCTGATGTGCAGGAACCGGGCACGAGGGTTGATGGCCAGGCCGCGCGCGATCAGGTTGATGGAGACGATCTCCGTCTTCGACGAGCCCGGGGGCACGTTGATCACGACGTTCTTCAGCTCGCCGTCGATGACGCGCTGCACCGTGTCGCAGATCAGCTCATGGTGCCAATTCACCCGGAAGTCGATGCCCTGGCGGTGCTTGAAGAACTTCTTGGTGAAGTGCAGGTGCGAATGCTCGCACTTGAGTTTGTCACGCCTCTGCTGCTCTGCCCTAACCGCGTCCAAGCTTGGGAGCAAGCCGCTCAAGGACTTGTAGCTCCTCATCTGTCAGGTCCGTCAGGTCTTGGTCAGCGGGCCGCTGCTCTTCACCATCAAGCTGCTTGATGCGGTCCTTGTTGGCGGAGATCAAGTTGAGGCCGATTGACGCCGAGTCGTTGGCAAGCTTGGTAAGAGTCGCAACGCCGCGCAGGGACTCCAGGGATTGCAGCGGGTTCGCGTCGTCGACCTTCTGGACCTCAGCGTTTGCGAGGGCCGTAAGGCGGTGCGCTGTAGCGGCGCCGTAGTTCGCCGCGCTTGCCAGATGCTGCGATATCGAACGCAGTTGTGAGGCCAGATTAATGGCGGTCACTTGTTGCGAAACAGGTAGCCTCATCAACGCCTCTTCGGCGCTAACTATTTGAGTCGCAACGCTTTTCACCTCTTCGTGCTGTTTCGAAAAACGTTTCGAAATGGCTGAGCGAGAGACCTTGTATTCCTTGGCGAGGTCCGCAGCCTTCTCGCCATCCAGAAGCCTTTTTTCCAGTTCGGCCCACTTGGCATCAGACAAGTTTGAGGGGCGTCCCATGAGGCTGCTCGCTGTGATTCGGGCACGAAAAAGCCGCCTCAATGGGCGGCTTACACATCAATCTTCAGACCGTACACAAAATTTACCAAACTGTCCCACTGCATGTCAAGCGGTCTAGTGGTTTCTACGCAAAAGCGGGGTCATCGACCAGCCCGTGAGCGATAAACATGGGCTCCAGCCGACGCTCGCCCTGGGCCCGCAGCGCCCTGCAATTCTTCGCGATGGCAGCCACGTTGCGCTGGGCTGTGCTCCTGGGGATCTGGTACTGGCCCTCGATGTCGCGGACGCTGCAGAATTTGGCAGCCTTGCTGTCTTCGGTCACGTTGGCCCGCCATGTCACCAGCATCTGAGCCTCCGGCATCTGGATGGTGAACTGGTCAGCGCACCACTCGCGCAGGAACCGCACGCCTTCGGCCTTGGTCTCGTCGTGGGCGTACCAGCCCTGGATGGCGTGGATCTCCGGCGCTGTGCAGTGGTGCAGTACCGCGCCGCGGATCATGGCGCACTGGCCGCGCACCTCCAGGCCTGACAGGCCGCGCAGGTTCACGGTACCGTCGCGCTCCACCTCCCTGAGCACGCCAGCGTCTCGCATCAGTTGCTCGATCACCGCCTGAGTGTTTCCTCGCCCCATGGGGGGTTGGCTCAGTATGGTGAAGGCCACGTGCAGGGCCTGGCCTACGGTGCGGAAAATGGCTTGGGACATCTGGTCTCCTGTGGATCAAACAAGGTCCTGCGCTTCTCGCAGGGCGCGCTGCAGCTCGTTGGCTTTGGCGCGGTAGGTGTCTCGAATCTGGCGGTAGTCGTCGTGCCGGAACCGGCGCGGAACTTGGTCTGCCTCCAGCGCTTCCACGGCCTCCAGCCCAATGCGGGCGATCAGACCGGCGCGGAACTTGTCGCGGGTGGTGCCGCCCGGCCTATTACAGTTTTTCCTCTGGCCGTGCACATTGCGTTCATCGAAAGCGAGGTGCGGCGCGCTGCCTCGGCTCAGGTAGTGGCCAGCGTCATAGCTGCCACCGTGGCGTTGATCGCCAAGTGGCTGGCCGCAGTCGATACAGGGCTGCCTGGCGTCGCGGTACCGGATGTAGCGGTTGAACTGCACCTGGGCCTCGGCGCGCAGATCGGGTAATCGCTTGTGCGCCTCCTTCTTCACCTTGTCGGCCCTGCGCTCGGCTGTGGCCTTGGCCTTCTGCTCTTTGGCCAGCCGGCCGCGGGCGATGGCCAGGCCGCACTCAGGGGAGCACCAGACCTCGAAGGCGCGCGAGGGCGTGAACTTGCGAGTGCACCCGGGCGCCTTGCAGGTCTTGGGCTTGCCGCTCAGGGCAGAGATGGGCTTGCTGCGCTGGAGAGTTGCTGTCATGCGGCCCTCCAATGTGTAACATTTTTTTGTACGGGCAAAAAACGCTTGACGCGCTTATTATCTGCCCGTACATTAATACCCATGGACAGCGCGGTGCGGTCCAGCAAACCAGGAGAGACGAGATGCACACGGTTGAACTGAACGGCAGTGAAAAACAGGTGGCGTGGGCGGAGGAGATTCGCGCGCTGTTTAATTCCAGGCTGAGCGACATTCGGTTTGTCGCAGCAAGCGAGGCGGAGGAGTGCTGGCCTGATCAGGCCGAGCAAATCAAGGGCATGGTTGACCGTCTGATTGACTGCATCCAAAACTGTGCGTCTGCGAAGGCCTGGATTGACGCAAATGGCATCATCGCCTCTCGCGACATCGGCAATGTTGCGATCCGCCTGGTAGATGAGGCCCGCCGGAAGATCGGCGGCGACAATCGCCTGTTTTTGTCCGTGCTGGCAGATTTCGAGCATTGAACCAAGATCGTCACAGCCATGAACAACTACCCCATCATCCCAAACAGCACGCAGGTCATCGTCTGGCGCACCGTGACCGCATTTCGAGAAACCAACCAACTCGGGCCAAAAACCATTGCCTGCGCTATGCGCGATGGAGATATGACCAACTCCAGCGGAACGGTAAGTGTTCGCGTGGAAATTGTGGATGGCCCTCATGCGGGAGCAAACGCCTGGACAGATGGCGGCGGCGTATGGGTGGCTCAATACAACCCCCTGATCGAGCGCCCTGACGGCACCCCACTGCAGCCAGATGACAAATGGGAGCGCATTGAGGCCGAGATGCGCGACATGGATGAGCGATGGGCGGCGAACAACAGGAGTGACTGACATGCCCACCGAAACCACCCCAAAGCGCCCGAGAGGGCGCACACCAAAGCCTGACGCTGAGCGCCTGAGCGCCCGATTCGAGCTGCGCCTGACCGAAGCCGAAGAAGCCAAGGTCAAATCGCTGGGTGGCAGCCCGTGGCTGCGCGAGCAGATCCGGCGCGCCAAGCTGCCCGACTGAATAACCCGCTTCGGCGGGTTTTTTCTTGTGCTGCGCTGCAGCGTGGCGGAGTTCATGCCGGGGTCGCCTCCCATACCGGCTCGGACCATTGCACCTGTCGGTCAGACCCGAACGCATAGAGGAACTCGATGAAGGCCGAGGCCTCGCGCACATAGAAATGGCGGGTCTGGATTCCCAGCTGGACGATGCGCCGGCCGTCAAGGCTGGGTGTCACCTGGCCATCGTGGTCATCGTGCAGCGGCGTGCCGGCAGCGCGCATCTCGTCGGCGAAGGCATCGACCAGAAGGCGCTTCCAGCTCTCAGCATCCCAGTTGCGGCCCACGTGCTGGCACTGGCGCGCGATGTCGCCGATCATGGCGTGGTACTTCTCCTCCTGGACGCTGCGCTTGACCGGTTCGGAGATGACCACCATGTGCCCGGCTGGCGCGGCTGCAATGGCTTGGCGGGCGCGGGCCCGGGCGGTGTCGTGCACCAGGAAGAAGGTCTGCTTCTGGCTCACACCCGACCCCCAATCGCCCGGTACTGCGCCACACGGTGCACGACAGCCTCCGGCGTGGCCTCGATGAACCTGGTGCACTGCCGGCGCCACGTGGGTGACGGATACCACCCTGGCTGGGTGCTGACTTGGCAGCGGCCGAAGCCGGTCTGAGTCAACTTCGTGTGCGTGCAGGTGATGCAGGTGACCTCGCCGTTGCGCGGGCCCAGCGGGCAGGCTGACCGGTTGTGGTTGTCGGATCCGCAGATGGTGCAGCCCTTGGTCATGCTGGCACTCCCTCAATGATCGTGACGGTGGTCATCCGGCCGGCGCGTGCGGCCCGGACGTTCTTCTCGACTGCGGCCACGGCCGCGCGCAGCTCCTGCAGGGAACAGAAATCCAGCTGGATGGCGTGGCGGTCCAGGCCGGCCTCGATGGCGGTGAGCTCCGACCCCTTGGCCGTCCAGATGCCGCGGGCGTTCACCCGGTGGGCGATATCGGCCAGGGCCAGTTGCATGGCCGACAGCAGTGCCTTGCTTTCAGGGTCGCTGCAGATCCCGAGGTTGGCCAGGGCCTCGCCGACATTCGCCGCATCGGCCAGATAGGCCCAGTCCTGCTTGTCGGCTCGCCCTTGGCGCAGGCGCTCGAACGCGGGGCGGGCTTCGCGCATCACGACACCCTTCTCATCCGTCGTCAGCACGGCTTTCTGAGCCAGGGCCTTGCGGAACGGGTCCAGCGTGACAGGCTTGGGCCGGTAGGCCTTGCGTTTGCTCATGCTGCTGCCACGATGCTGAATATGCTGGCTGCCGCGACATGCTCACGGTAGGCCTCGCCTCGCCGAATCTTGCTAACGGTCTGAGGCGAAACTCCGAAAGCCTTGGCAATCTCGATGTTCAAGCCCTCGCTCATGCGAATCTGGCGCGCCTTCTCCAGGCCAATCGTTTCGGGGCGGGATCGACTATTGCGCGTGTTAATGGCTGCCCGCGCGGGGTTGGATTCAAATACACCATGAGACATAGCGGCCTTCGCCCAATCAGAACGCTTGCCGCAGCCCATGTGCGCAGGATTGACGCATGAATTGTTGCTGCACCTGGAGCGGTAAACAACATTGCCCTCTGGGATCTTTCCGCCTGAAAGCAGCCAAGCAGCGCGTGTCCCGGTGCCCGCGCGCGCCTCACCACTGATAGGGTCGAGGAAATAGACGCGGGCAGCACCGCCGCTGTAAGCACCCACCCAGATCCAGCAACCTGTTTCCGCGTCGATCCTGCAACGCTCGCGCAGAAGCTCCAGGTCTGCGATGAGAGTTTTTGGTTTGCTGATCATGTCTGTTGCTCCTGACTGGCGCGCGCCATATCGTCCTTGAGGGCAATGCGCCAGAACTTGCGCTGGACGAGGGTCAATGTCTTGTCGCCTTCCATCTCGCGCTTTCTCAGCAGACGGATGGGGTCAAGGCGATCACCTTTAAAACGCGTCATTTCGCGCGCCGCTGCGATTGCGCGGTCGATGACGCATTGCGAAGCCTTCGGCGCCTCAAGCGCAAGGTCTGCACGGACTGGCGCTCTGGCACAGGCGGCCTTGAACTCGATCACGTTGGGCGGCTTGGTGTCGGGCCGATCAAGCGCGTACTTGATCGCCTGCGGCCGGTGCTGCAAGCCAGCCAGTTCCTCCGCCCAGTCGGCCTTGATGACATCCAGATCAACGCCCTCGTACTTGGACAGAAAGTCCCGGCCATAGCGGGCCGTGAGCTTCGAAAAAATCCGGTCAATCCAGGCCGATGGCAAGGGTTCCGGTGGTGTTCGCTTCGATTGTTCGCTGTTCATTTGCTGCTACCTCCCACGGTTCCGGTGGGCGTCTGCCTGGGGCTTTTGCTGCGACGATGTGGGCCATTGACCCGGCTGCTTGCTCGACACGCTCACGCATGTGTTGGGCGTAGGGCGTTTCCTTGTGGGCCTGGGGCGGCGAGTGAGCCTTCTGCGCGATCTCACTGCGGCACCACTTGCGCCACGTGGCCAGCCAGTCCACCTTGCGAGCCTTTGCCCCAGACTCGGACAGCCAGTGATCGCGGAATTTGCTGGCCTCGACGCGCACGATGTCCGTCGTCCAGTGCGGGAACTCCGCAAGTGCCCACTGCCCCCACCCCATCGGGAGGACCCAGTCCGGATCAAGCCTTGACCCCCTGGGGTTGGGCGGCGCCGACTTGTCGGCGACGGGCTCACCACTCAGTTCTTCCTGGATCGGTGAATCAGTGAATCCGGAATCAGGAATCAGTGAATCAGGAATCAGGGTGTTAACACACGGTGGATTAACAGTTAAAGCACTGTTGTCGCACTGTTTACTAACCTTTAACGGCGCGTCTGACAGCACCACCTCACCTGTTGCATAACCGTTCTTGCCCCGTGAGTTCACGGTGTACTTGCCGCTTTCATCCGGAAGGACTCCGTCCTTCTCGGTGCCGTGCGGGGTCTGATGCTTGGTGAATGAGGTGATCTGGATGATGGCCAGGTCGCCCACCTGATAGCGGCGGATGAAGCCGCCCGCGCACAGGTCTTGCAGCATCTTGTCTACGTCTGCGGTGCGGTCATAAGGCAGCGCCTGAGCGGCGATGCGCTTGGGGCGATCCTCAAGGCGGCCGTCACGGTCTGCCAGCATCCACAGGTAAATGAACAGCAGGCGCGCCAATGGGTCGAGGTCTGCGAGATCCTCGTTGTCCATGATGGAGGGCTTGATGTTGCGGGCGCGGGCCATTACGCAGCATCCCCCTCAACCCGAGCCAGGCGCACAGAATTGCAGCAGGCGCACTGCCACAGGCCCGTGCGCGGGTGCTTCTTCCCGCCAGCCATAGGGCGCCACTTGTTGCAGGTCATGCAGTGACGGGCAGAGCCTGATCCGGTGAACGGTGTCACCGTGGTGTTGCAGGACTTGTTGGTTTGTCTGCGGGTTGTCATGCAGTCAGATCCGTGAATAGGTCCTGGTTGACTGGTTCCGTCGCCGCAGCGGCAATAGCAGCCACCTCGGCAACCTCTCGCAGGGCGGCGCCGATTCGGGCGCGGGCGATCTCCATATAGCCGATAGGCTTGCCAGTGCCGTCGTCGTCTAGTTCGATGCCGATGAAGTTGACCCCCTCGCGCATGCAGGCCCTGCAGGTGCTGCCGCTCAGCCAGCGGCATGGCTTTGATGCGCTCTACGGCGCCTTTTCGATCTGTGTCCAGCAGCACGGCCGCCACGTCGTAGCGGCGTGCCTGGGTAGCTCGGTCCATGGGGGCGGTCACGCGCTGTACTCCTGCTCGGCAATCTCACAGAAGAAGCTGCAGGACGGCAGGCCTTCGTTTCGGTGGGCGGGCCCAGGTGGCAAGTCGCGCAGGGGGAAGCGTTGGTCTTTGAGCGGCCCCGAGCGGTACCGCAGGAACCAGGAGCCGGGGCCGAGCTCGTCCTGCACGCGGCACAGTTCCTCGAACACCTCCGGGAAGTCCTCCTGGATTGCCCGGAAGTAGCCCTCGCCGCCCTTGACGCACCCCAGGCAGTTGGCGTTGTCATAGCCCATGCGGTAGGTGATGGGCAGCACCAGGCCGGCCCGCTCGACCATGGCCTTGCAGTCGTCCTTCGTCAGGCCTGCGTCGATCAGAGGCGCGATCACCGGCCGGTCCGGGTTGCGCTCGCGGAAGTCTTCCAGCCGGTCGGCCTCTTCTGCCGTGTACCCGAACACCATCACGTCGCCCGGCGCCTTCCAGCCGTCCAGCAGCCGGCGCTTGAGCAGCTTCGAGCATGGCGCGCCCTGGGCACCCTTCATGTACTGCTCGCGGCGGAACACCTGGATGGCGCTGGCGCCGTACTTCTCATCGCGCAGCTGCACAACCTTGCGGCCGAACCAAGCCTCGCAGTCAGCCAGAAACCGCCGGTTGTCGTGGTGCTCCTCCTTGAGGAAGGCATTGATCAACTGCACGTCGTGCGTCGCTCCGTATTGGGCGAGAGCAATCTTGTTGGCCACGGCTGAGGCGGCGCCACAGCTGAACTGTCCAACGATGCGCGTGGTCGGTGTGATCATCGGGCCGCCCCACTCATTTCCATGAGCGCGGCTGCCGCCGCCCACGGGTCGATGGCGTTGCCGTAGGCATGCACTGCGCCCACTCGCTCGGGAAGCCCTTGAAGTTGGCCAGCTTGATCTTCTGGCGGAGGAAATCGGCGTAGTCGCTCATGGCCGCACCTCAGTTCCTGGCCTGATCAGACTCACCCTTGAGCGCACCCAGCAGGGCGGCCAGCTCGGGGAGCATGGATTCG